ACAAGCACGGTGGCGGTCAATGAGTGACCCGTTCAAGATAGACAGCCCAACGTGCATCAGTTTCAGCGGCGGGCGCACCAGCGCCTATATGCTGTGGCGGGTGTTGCAGAGCAACGGCGGGTTGCCAGACGAAGCGAGGGTGTGCTTTGCGAACACGGGCAAGGAAGACCCCGCCACGCTGGACTTTGTGCGCGACTGTGGCGAGCACTGGGGTGTGCAGATTCATTGGCTGGAGTGGCAACCCGAGGAGCCGATGTGGCGCGAGGTAACGCATGGCACCGCTTCGCGGCAGGGTGAGCCATTTGAGCAGTTGATCGTCAAGAAAAATTACCTGCCCAACCCCGTGACGAGGTTTTGCACGGTCGAATTAAAGATCAAACCATTTGCCAAGTACCTGCGCCACCATCTCGGCTGGGATGAGTGGGACAACATGGTTGGCATCCGCGCCGACGAGCCTAGGCGCGTCTCAAAGATTCGGGTCAACCCGTCAGATGGCATGAAGGGAATCCACAGACTGATGCCGCTGGCTGATGTCAGCGTTACTAAGCAAGATGTGGCCGCGTTTTGGAAGGCCCAGCCATTTGACTTAGGTTTGCCCAACCTTGGTGGCGTGACGTATCACGGCAATTGCGATCTGTGTTTTTTGAAAGGCGGTTCGCAAATTCTTAGCTTGATTACCGAGTCGCCAGAGCGTGCTGTGTGGTGGGCCAAGCAAGAAGGCAGCATTTCAAGTCCCGGCATTACTGGGGGAGGCTACTTCCGCAAGGATCGCCCATCCTACGCCGCCATGCTGAAGTTCAGCAAAGAGCAACGCGATATGTTTGACAAAGACGAAGAAGCAATCAGTTGCTTCTGTGGAGATTGATTGATGGCTGATCTAAGACACATCCTCGGCGGCTCATGGTCACCGCCTCCTGCACCCGTGCTGGCCCCGCCAGAGCAACAACTGGCAGATGCGATGCGAGATGCTGGCCTCGAGCCACCCGACACCATCCACCTCGACGGCAAGATTCATCGCTTCCGCTCCGGCACTAAGGGATCGCCAGGGCACGGTGACAAGCCTGGGTGGTATATCGCGTTCAGCGACGGCATCCCAGCAGGGCGCTTTGGGTGCTGGCGTGCGGGGATGGAATCGACATGGCGTGCCGAGGTGGGCAGGCAGCTTAACCAGGCCGATGAGATGGCGTTTGCCCGCCGCATGAGCGAGGCCAAGGCCGCCCGTGACCTTGAGCAGGCCCGCAAGCACGAAGTGGCTGCGGATGTGGTTGACACCATCTGGAGCGACTGCATAAGCGCGTCAGTAGACCATCCATATCTGCGGCGCAAGGGCATCGCTCCCCACGGCGCAAGGGTCACAGGCGATGGGCGTTTGGTGGTGCCTTTGTACGATCAGGATGGCACCTTGGCATCTTTGCAGTACATCGACAGCGAAGGCGGTAAGCTGTACCACCCAGGCGGACAGACGGGAGGCAAGTTTTGGGTGCTGGGGTCAATGGACGAGCCTGGCAGCATTTACGTTGCCGAGGGCTTCGCCACCGCCGCCACGATCCATCAAGTCACCTCAAGGCCGGTTGTCGTTGCATACTCAGCGTCCAACCTTGTGCCTGTCGCAGGCACGCTGCGTCACCTCCACCCAACTTGCGACCTAGTGATCGTGGCCGACCATGACAAAAGCGGAGTCGGCCAAAGGTACGCAGAGCAGGCCTGCGCGAAGTTTGGGGCGCGGATGGTGATGCCGCCAGTTCTTGGTGACGTCAATGATTACGCTCAAGCCGGAAACGACTTGACCGCATTGTTGATTCAGCAGACCGGCACCGCTGTCTTTGATAAGCTGAAGGTGGTTTTTGGTGACCAGTTGAGCGCCGAGTACGAAGCACCAAACGAGTTGGTTGAGGGCTTGATGACCATTGGCAGCTCGGTGGTGGTCTATGGCGACAGCAACTCAGGCAAAACCTTTTGGGCGCTCTCAGTTGCCACCGCAATCGCAACTGGCACGCTGTGCTACGGACGCAAGACTGATCCTGGCTTGGTGATCTACTTGGCAACTGAAGCCCCAGCCAGCATCAGATCACGGATGCAGGCCATCAAAAAGTATCACAACTGCAACCTTGAGAACTTGGCAATGGTGCCTGTGCCCATCAACTTTTACACCGGCGATCAAGATGCCTACGATGTGATTGAGTTGGTGCGCTCCATTGAGCAGATGAAGGGCCAACCCGTGCGCCTGATTATTGGCGATACCTTGGCACGCATGAGCGCAGGAGCTAACGAAAACAGCGGCGAAGACATGGGGCCGGTCATGGCGCGTTTTGACCAAGTAGCCACCGCCACCAAAGCCGCGCTGATGATGATTCATCACAACGGCAAAGACGCAGCCAAAGGCGCTCGCGGCTGGTCAGGCATCCGCGCTCACATTGACACCGAGATTGAGGTCATTGAAAAAGACGGCATCCGCATGGTCAACGTGACCAAGCAACGCGAACTGCCAAGCAAGGGAGAAACGATTTACTTCAAACTGGAGGTGGTTGAGATGGGTGTATCTAAGTTTGGCAACCAAGCAACGACTTGTGTGGCTATTCAAGACGATGAATCCACCAACAATAAACCAAACAAGAAACCATCAAAGTATGATGAGAATGTAAGAATGGTTGAGCGTGCTTGGTGGGCATCTGGTACAGAGGAACGCAAAGGATTACCTTATTTGAGTAGGGCAGGGTTGCGGGATTTGTTAATTAAAGATGGGGTGGCTGAACGCACCGCCAGGAATAAAATGGATGCTTCTCGGCCAGATGGGATCATCTCACCATTGCTCAATGCAGGCACTCTGGAGTCATGCGACGGCGGTTGGGTGTTTGTCAATGAGGTGCAAGCGAGCGTCATGCTGATGCAAAAAAACGAGCCAACACAATGCCCCTAATGCCCCTTTGTGCCCCTAGGGGCGGCAGGGGCAACAGGGGCAAAAGCCCGTTATTTGTGCCCCTCCCTGCCCCTAAAACGTATACGTTAGGGGCAGTAGGGGCAACGGGATGCGATGGGGGCGGGGCAGGTTTTTTAACAAAGTTGGGAAGCACTAACATGGGGATGGAGAAGGGAAAGTTTTTCCACACGGTGGATGAGAACGGCGAGGTGGCGTTGCAAGGCATTGTGCTGGGGAGGTCAAACGGGAAAGTGACGGTGGAGTTGTTCTCTTGGATTACAGGGGAGCCAGTTAGTGAAGAAACATTTACTGAGGCAGAAGCTGCTCAGTGGAAGTTTTATCGGACAGAAAATCAATGGGTTGATGCTGGTGATAAAACATTCCAACAGTAAACAAAATTTAAGTCAGGGAATTACATTTAAGGAAAATCAAGCATGAATACAAAAGAAAAGAAAACACAAGGGATAGTCAAGCGAACTAAACCCGGCAGCGAAGATCGAGCCTCAGTCACTGCACTGGTGCTGCAAGGAATGCGCAATGGATTGAGTGCTCTCAAGTCATGTGAGGCGGCTGGAGTGCATCAGAGCACATTCAACACATGGTTGAATGATGATGACGCTTTAGCCGCAGAATATGCGCGCGCGAGGGAAGACTTGATCGAACGCATGGCGCAAGAGGTGCTGGAGTTGAGTGATTCAGACGTTGGTTTTCTGCCAGACGGGAAGAAAGACTGGGCGGCTGTGCAGAAGCACAAGCTGCAAGTGGACACCCGCAAGTGGTTGCTGTCCAAGTTGGCACCCAAGAAGTTTGGCGACAAGATCGAAGTTTCTGGCGACCCTGCCAATCCACTGGTGCAGCGCATTGAGCGGGTGATCGTCAAGGCATGAGCGTCTTGCAGCTATCGACCCCTGAGTGGGCCGTGCCCCTGCTGGAGCCAAGCCGCTACAAAGGCGCATGGGGTGGTCGAGGCTCTGGCAAGTCGCACATGTTCGCCGAGTTGATGATCGAGGCGCACATCATGGATCAGAAGCGGCGCAGCGTTTGCGTGCGCGAGATCCAGAAGTCGCTCAACCAGTCCGTCAAGCGCCTGCTCGAGACCAAGATTCAGGACATGAACGCCGGCGCTTACTTCGAGGTGCAGGAAGCCGTCATCAAGTCCAAGAAGGGCGACGGTGCGATCATTTTCCAGGGCATGCAGAACCACACGGCTGACAGCATCAAGTCGCTGGAGGGCTACGATTGCGCCTGGGTGGAAGAGGCCCAGTCCCTGAGCCAGACCAGCCTCGACCTGCTGCGTCCGACCATCCGCAAGCCAGGTTCCGAGCTGTGGTTCACATGGAACCCTCGCCAGCAGTCCGACCCAGTGGACTTCCTGCTGCGTGGCCCGACGCCGCCGAAGGACGCGACTGTCTTGCGGGTGAACTTCACCGACAACCCTTGGTTTCCTGACGTCCTGCGCGACGAGATGGAATACGACAAGCGGCGCGATTCCGACAAGTATGCTCACGTCTGGATGGGTCAGTACCTGACCAACAGCAGCAGCCGGGTGTTCAACAACTGGCGCATTGAGGACTTCGACGCACCGCCTGATGCCATTCACCGGCTCGGCGCTGACTGGGGCTTTGCAGTCGATCCGACTACGCTGGTGCGCTGCCACATCATCGGGCGCACGCTCTACATCGATCACGAGGTTTACATGGTGGGCTGCGAGATCGTCAACACGCCTGAGCTGTTCATGCAGGTGCCTGAGTCCGAGAAGTGGCCCATCGTGGCAGACTCGGCCAGGCCTGAGACGATCAGCCACATGCGCAAGAACGGGTTCCCCAAGATCATGACCGCAGTCAAAGGCCCGCGGTCTGTCGAGGAAGGCATCCAGTTTCTGAAGAACTACGACATCGTGGTTCATCCGCGCTGCATTCACACGATTGACGAGCTGACTCTTTACAGCTACAAAACAGACCCATTAACCGGCAAGATATTGCCGGTGCTCGAAGACAAGAAGAATCACGTCATTGACGCCTTGCGCTACGCCTGCGAAGGCGTCCGGCGTGCAGCCGTTACAAAGCCAGCGAGTTTCACCCCCATCGCAAACATTAAGAAGTGGTGAGACAATCGCACAAATTGAGGAAACCTCACATGGCTCGACTATCCAACGATCAGCGGCTCTCGAATTTGCACGCTGAAGCCTTGCGGCAGTACAACGACATTCAGACCGCGCTGCGCGACGAGCGCCTGCAATGCCTGCAAGACCGGCGCTTCTACAGTCTTTGCGGCGCACAGTGGGAAGGCCCGCTGTGGGATCAATACGAGAACAAGCCTAAGTTTGAAGTCAACAAGATCATGCTGGCCGTGATCAGGATCCC